GCTTAACCGCTGCACCCTTTTTGTTTTATAAAAAAAGAGTAAATTTGTAAAAACATAAGAAATGTATAGTTATCAAATAGATTATGTCATCCAAAACAACACTCCAACGGAGGAATGTATCACTGTTGCAGAGGCAAAGCAATATTGCCGTGTGACTAATAATGTTGAGGATGATTTGTTCGTTGATTTGATCATTCAAGCAAGACAAATCGTTGAGAAAGTGACAAATATTAAGTTGGTTCCTTGCCAGGTGGATGTGTGGTTCAATAATGCTGGAGGTAATTTCCAATTGCCATTCGGACCAGTTACATACATCTTGGGAATGTGGGATCAGCAAAACAATCAAATTCCATCGACTACATATAGAATAATTGGGGCACAATATCCAACTGTTCGTTATCCTTTATACGGAGAGATTAAAATGTCTTACATGGCTGGTTTTGACTGCGTTCCTACCGATTTAAAGGTGGCAATGTTAGATCAAATTAACTATGACTACGAGAATAGAGGAATGGATGTAAACGACATGGGAATATGTGAGAAGACAATGAGAGCGTGTCAAAGATGGACAAGAACAAGCCCAATTTTATAAAATGAGAATAGGTTTACACAAAGACAATTATGTTGATGCCAACTCTATGAATAGATTGGTTGATGTTTATGCCCCTACAAGGGTTGCAGATGGGCAAGGAGGCTATCAAACTACTTTTGCCTTACAACAGACTGTTTGGGGAGATTATCGACCACAAGAGCAAAACAGAGCCCTTTTAGAAAGTGAGTTAAGTTTTACTCGTATGGCTAAGATGTTTATAAGATGGGATTTAGAAATAAACGACAATTACCAACTTGAGGTTGAGGGGCAACGATACACAATCCATTCAATAAAGGATGTGGACAATGCTCATCGATTTTGGGAAATCATAATGTATGCATAATGGCTGGATTTGCACTTAATCTTAGTGGTCTTGATAACTTGCAACGAAAGTTAAAAAAGATTGAAAATAACCTACAAACGGAGGTTGCTTTGGAGTTGAGTGCATCCACGATGAATATTGAGAAAGGTGCAAAAAGGAGAGCCCCAGTAAACTTGGGTACTTTGAGACAAAGCATTCATGCCGTGTCATCAAGTCCATTGACTCACTCGGTTGTTGCCCAAGCATCTTATGCTCCGTATGTTGAGTTTGGTACTGGTGGCAAGGTTGAAATCCCTCCAGGATTTGAGCAATTGGCTGCCCAATATGAAGGCAAAGGAAGTGGCAGTTTAGAGGATATGATACAAGCCTTAACTCTTTGGGTAAAACGAAAGGGATTGGCTGGTACTTATAGTGTGGCAACACAAAAGAGAACTGGTGGTCGTAAAGTGCAAAAGTCACAAGATGAGAAATTGGCTCGTTTTTTAGCCATTAAAATATTAAGAAATGGACTAAGGGCTCAACCATTTTTAATACCAGCTTACGAGGAAGAAAAACCAAAATTGTTTGAACGATTAAAAAAGTTAATAGATGCTAAATCCTAACGTAGAAATAAAGAAATGGTTTTATACTCATTTAGTTAGTGCAACTGGATTGAGTGTTTATGATGGTTTTGCACCAGATAACGCTGGGAATGAATACATCATTTTGGATGGTCGAACATCATCACAAGAGGATGGCAAAAGTGGTTACACTAACTCAATTACTATCGATGTAGACATTGTCACAAAAAATGCTAACTTTGGGTACAAACGATCCGAAGAAATAAGCAATTTGGTGTTGATGGAAATAAATTCCGATACCGATATAACATTACCAGCTGGATGGGGTTCCACCAGTTTGTTTGTTCAAAGTATAAGAAACATCGATGGTTTAAACCCTTTAGACAACGTTTTTAGAACATTAATAACATATAATTTAACAATAACTCAAAATTAAATACAATGGCAGAAACTAAAGTATCAGCGAGGGACTACATCCTATTAGCTGACATAGACAACGATGGAACATTTAAACCAGTTGCTTGTCTTACATCAAACTCATTAACATCAACTGTAAACACTATTGATGCAACATCTAAGTGTGGCGATCAGTTCCAACCTGGTCCAGCATTTAACCAATCTTTTAGAGGCGAGGGATTTGCAATCGATGAGACTGGAACTCCAGCTAAAGACTCTTACCAACAATTATATGCTGCACACGCTGCAAAGACTGTGTTTGCAATGAAAATGGGTAAAGCAAGTCCAACAAGCGGAGACATCACTTATTCTGGAACTGTGTTCATTAGCAACTTTGATGTGAACGCTGCTGATAAAGATGATGTGAAATTTAGTGCAACATTTGTTGTGGCATTACCTCCATTAACACAAACAGAACAATCTTAATAAATAAAAAACGTTTATGTTTAAATTAGTATTGAAGAACAAAACCATTGATTTAAAATGGGGTACTTGGGCTATGCGTGAGTTTTGCAAACAAAACAACATCACAATTGACAAGTATTTTGAGACCTTAAGTAAAACACAATTTGACTTGGATTTGATTGTGCAGTTAGTGCACATCGGTTACAAAGCAGCTTGTGTAAGTAATAAACAAGACATCATTTATACCGATGTTGATGTTTGTGAATGGCTTGATGAAATTGGATCAGTTTTTGCAACGGATGGAGAGTTGGTAAAATATGTTAAATACATTGTAGAAAGTACAATTGTATCGGTTACCGACAAGACAGAAGATGACAAAAAAAAAGATTAAAGAGCCTTACTTGGGATGATATTTTGGTAAAAGCTGCCGAGTGTGGAATAAGACCTAATGAATTTTGGGAAATGACATGGCGAGATTTTTCCATTATTGTAATGGGTAAAGAACGACAAGATTTGAACGAATGGGCAAGAACAAGAAACCTTGCCTATATCGTTTATCTTAGTAACACGGCAGAAAGGTCGCCTAAATCAATGAGAGAGTTTTGGCATATCCCAGAGATTGATGATGTCGAAAGAGAGGAGGTTGAGATGCTAACTCATGATCAATTGATGGAAACATTAAAAATGTACGGAGCAAACTAAAAACACATGGCACAAGAACAATTGCAACTTATAATCACGGCTGACAACAAAGATGCTCTAAAAGCAATTGAGGATTTAGCCAAATCAACGGAGGGTTTAAAATATAAGTTCCAGCAAAACAAAGGTGCTACTGATGCTGCAACTCAATCTTTGATAAACTTATCAAGAGTTGCACAAGATGCTCCTTATGGTATACAAGGTATTGCCAACAACTTAAACCCATTGTTGGAGTCATTTCAAAGATTAGGAGAACGTACAAAAGAATCTGGAGGGGCATTTAAAGCCTTAAGAGAAGCTATGATTGGTCCAGCTGGTGTTGGTCTTGCCGTTGGTGTTTTATCATCCGTTCTTGTTAAATATGGAGATGCTATTGTTGATGCAATGTTCAAGGTATCTGACTTTGAGAAAGCACAAAAAGCGATGCGAGATGCGTTGTCCGAAAGTGTGAAATCTGTTGCCGATGATATTGCTAAAAATGAGGCTTTACTTGCGGTTGTTACAAATTTAAACGAGTCAACTAAAAACAGACAAGCTGCATTAGATCAATTAAAAGGCACATACAAGGGTAACCTTGAATTGCAAAAGATGGACATTGAGGATGGTGCCAAATTGATTAATATGATTAATCAAATATCGGAGGCACTATTAAGAAAGGCTAAGATTGAGGCTTACGCTAAATTAATTGCAGAGGAACAAGCAAAAATTACAAGAGATCAAATTGCAACTGTTCAAGAACAAGTTGATAAACTTAGTATTTGGGAAAAATCAATACAAGTTGTAACTGGTGCATTTAAAAATATAGGAACGGCAAACGTTGGGATTGCATTAAACTTGATTGATAATGGATTACAAAAGAATCAACAAGAAATTAAAACATCAACAAATGTTGTTAATACATTAACAGAATCTTTAAAGAAATTGACACAAGAGTCTGTTGCTGCTGGGGATGCAATGACAATTTCAACAACGGCTCCAAAGAAAGTTAGAGAAAAAAAATCAAAACTTAAGTTTACCGAGCCAGTTCTTTATGATGCTGATTTGGAGGAATTAATAAGAAAACAAGATAAAGAATTAGGCATTGGAGGTCGACCAAACTTATTGGGAGACACATTCTTAACGGATATAGATAAAAACAAACCAGCAAGTAAATTAGGTTTTTCTACTGGTAAAAAAGAACAAGATCAATGGTTTAAGGACACAAAAGATAATTTTGAGGAACTTAATAAACAAGCGTTAGATTTTGCTAATACTATCTCAAATACAATCACAAACTCAATTATGGGTATGTGGGATGCTTTACAACAAGGCACTCCAGTTCTTGAGGCTTTAGGAAATATGTTTTTAGATTTAGCAAAACAAATCGCTGCCGCTGCTATTAAAGCTGCCGTGTTTGCAACTATCTTAAACTTTATACCTGGTTTGGGTGGGGCTGCATCTGCTGGAGGTTTTGGCGGTATTTTTAAAGCAATATTAGGTTTACCAGTTACTAAAAATGCAGAGGGTGGAATTACAGATGGCCCATCTTGGGGATTGATTGGCGAGGGTAACGAAAGAGAGGCAATTATGCCTTTAAGCAAATTAGGTTCTATGATGCAAAATACATTTAATGCTGGTGCAATGAGTGGAAATGCTGCTGGTAGTGGTGGATCATTTGTTTTGAGAGGTAATGACTTAGTGTTAGCTTTGAATAGATCAAATTATTCATTAAATCTAAGGAGAGGAGTATAATGGCATACGCAAACAAATACAAGATAACT